TCTGAATTTACGAAATTTTGACGAATCTATTAAGATTATGTCAATGAGCTAATAGAACATAGGCCTCCATCTAGTGAGTTTTCCTTATGTTCGTCTCAAAGAACCATAGAGCTTAGATTCTCGGGTCTTCGGGCCAATATGAAAATTTAGTTTGAAAAATATTGGTCTATATAGCCATACACAGTCGGATTTTGCTGTTCGTCTGTGCACATCTAGTTTGCAGTTTCATAGGTTTTTCCTTGAATCTGCGGTGGTCCAATCATCCAACCATACGAAAAATCATCATTACCAGCTCTGGCAACAATATTATACATAGGGTTGTTTGAAAGCAACATCAAAGAAGCATCGTAGCCTTTGTCAGTTGTTGACGCTATCGGAATCCGCCGGTATTGAGAATAGAAGGGAACTTCCACCTCATGTACAGGATTCAACACGGGGTATGTTATGTGAGAAGGGCCGTCTGAATTGATTTCATCGGCGCTATAATTACGTGGCATTAGAAAACTTCTAAGCACACAGGTTTGAGATTGTTTAAGTGGTGTAGTATTATAAAATTTATATCTACGTCCACCTCTGTAAAATCGGTAAAGAAACGAAAGATAAGACATGTAGTCTCGGCCTTCGGCATCTGCGGAGTCAGTGAGTGTCGTGACTGGAGTCTTTACACTTTGTTGTAAAGGCCAATTATCTGATATTGTTCTGAAAGTTCTGAGTAGGGTGCGTAAGTTTACAACTTGTTCACCACTACCTCTCATCAAAGCTAAGTCGTTATTATGTTCTACATTACCAGTACTAAAGAATGTAATTTCATTTTGATCTGTTTTAGTTTTAAGATTTATTTGCATTGAAACTTCTAAAGTTCGAGGTCTGATATTATCTAAAGCGGTAACAGGAGGGTTATAGACTTGTGTTGATCCAGAGAGTAGTGGTTTAGGTTCAACTAAAACCACATCCTCAGCCCATTTCCAAATTATTACAGATATATTGTCGGCAACAGTTTCAGGGCACATCAATTTAGTAACTGGTCTTATGCATAAGAATCCTGTGAAGGATTCAGAGAAGTTCCAATTATCTTCTGAATTAGCTCCATAGATACCTGTGGTCTTCATAAACATCTTATTCGAAACATAGGGTACTCGAATAGTTATTTCTGTATCATTTGTAAGATCCAAAATATACCTATAATTATTATCAGAGGGGGCAAGTTTTCCATTCAATACTGTAGTGTCAGGTTTGACATCTTCACTTGTTGATTTAATGGGAATTGTTCCAGGTTCAAAGAAAATCTCGAGTCTGCCTGTATGAAAAGCGGTCTTAACGACGGTTATCTTATAGCACATGGTAGCTCTCCAATATGAGAATAAGTTGGTAACATATTCGCACGGAGCACTATCAAGAATCTCAGTTTTTGAAGTGGTTGTAGAGCCTTTGACTGATCTAAGTGTTTTAGAATAGCAAGGTAATCCAACCGGTATAACACCACCCCAGTCTCCCGCATTTAAAGGATTCTGGACTGCGTCAGTGGTTGACCACCGCAGGACATGTTTCACAGCTGGATTGCTGCAAACATAACCTATTGCCATTTCATCTACTCCTGAAGGGAATACGTCATTCAGATCGCCAAGTTCATTATTCGGGTCAAATGCCAATGGGACACTCATATCTATGCCTTTATAGAGAGAAGCTCCCCATCCAGGTGCATTGGCTACAAGTGTTATCTGATTCTGATTTCTTGGTTTGGACCATCCAAAGATAGCAGCAACTTGCGCAACTTTATCGGCGAACCACTTGACACAGGAAGTTACTGGTTTACAGATTTCTCCTATGACAGGTATCCGTTCAATTCCATTTGCGACCTGCTTAACTCCTGTTGAGAGCTCAGTGATTGGTCCAATTTTTGGGTTTTCGGTTTGAGGTTTGCCACCTTTAGCATTAATTTGCATGGTAACATTCCTCATTTCGGGTTCCACTCCTTGAAGCGCACGCATAACGATATTATATGTAGCACCGCTCACATTACGAAGCTCTCGTAAAGCACGCTGTACAATAGCGGCTTGCTCATTAGTTGGGTTCGGAACATACTCAGTTATCATTCGTGAGGTTGCTCTAGGGAGTATATCAGAATTCATGCGGTATGTAGGTATGACAAGAGATATGTTCTCTAGCCACATGTAAACGGAGAGGTCCACTTTTGATGTTGAATTATTTGGTGCTAGAACAGGTGTAATAGCAAACAAATACAAGTGAACGAAATCTTCAGTTCCTGAGATTAAATCATAAGCTTCTTGAAAAGAAGCATACGGAATAACCATCTCCACAGAATTGTCCAATTGGAAGTCTATTTCGACTCCCGGATAGCCAGTTACACCAGCACGCGACGTATTAAGAATACTGCGTGACTGTGCAACTTTGTCGTCATAAGGCGAATATGCCAAATAAAGTCTTCCTGCAACGAATGGATTAGCATTCAACACAATCTTGACTTTAATATCACATCGCAGATATTTGAAATTTGCCAATTTCTGGGCTTTGCCACCAGACTTCAATACAGTACTCGGAAGAGTCCATGTTTTGATATATGGTTGTTGAGTGGTACGATCTAGCACATACTGTTTGAGAGGTCTGTTAGAGTCTTCTGTGGTCCCAGCAATGATCTCAATGTTGTCAATGAGAACGGGGCGCTGTAAAAACTGTATAATACTGTGCGTATCATCCATTTGGCGAGCCGCTGAAGTATCCTGAGCCAAGGGGGTATCGATCCTATTTGGAGTTTCCACATCATGAAAGGTTGTGATTTGTTCCCTTTCGACGCTGTTCTCCGCAGAGGAAGAAGCGAGTTCGGTGTTTTGTACATTAGAGCTAGTTTCTTTCGTGTTGGTATCAGCAGGTATGGTATTTCGGAACGCCACGACATTAGTCATGACTGTAGCAACTACCCAATACTACGGTTCCTATCCAATCGAGGTTTTAGTGGGGCTGCCACCGGAGTACCTCACGCTAAATAGCGCACTCCGACATTTCAGTCAAGCCTTACATAAGAGTTTATTGGAAATTTCCTCTCATGATGGGTAACCATAACTGAAACCGGGTTGGAATATTACATGTAGTATTCCAGCCACCTCTCTTGAGCATAACCACGATAAGTGTTTATGTCCAAGTGTTCTCCGGTCGCATCTGCGTATGCACGATCTATTTTCTTAGACCATTCATTGAAGATGCTCTCTTCGTGCATTGAGAGTTCCATAATTGCATTTTCACAATTCAATTTAGTACCTTCTTGAATGTCGAGTCCTCCTCGGCACCAGTTAGGCATTTCTAAAATTGTGTCCATACACAGTGGAGCTTCCCAAACCTTTCGTTTTTCATCATATCTAAACTTTCTTTTTAGATACTGGACTTCCTTAATGTTTCTCCATCGTGGTACCTCACCGTTTGCACCTTTCAGTTCATCGGTGTAAGTAAATCCAAGTTGTTTAAAGGCAGCAGCAATTGTTTCCATGTTATACCATTCGCACACTATGTCACTAAAGTTGATAACGTTGTCATCACCATAAGAAACCATAGATACGTGTTTTTCAAAGTCACGCATGGTCATTTTTACTTTTGCCTGTTTAGCACAAATTGCGAAACACATTCGCAATCCCATGCTATTTATGAAACAATTTAGGGGTGTCGTTGCAGGATTTCCTGAAGGTTGGCTGTGGGTCATCATATAAACTGAATCATTGCAGATATGCACAGAATTATACACATCGGTGAGTAAAACATGCCTTACGAGAGCATTCTCCTCACCATCATTGTAGAACTCATTAGCAAGATCCGCAAATTTCTCCATGATACATACATTTAGTGATCCATCAAAGGTTGAAAAATCTCCAGCTATGACTTTATCGCCATGTGTTGTTAACTTTCGAACGGTTTTCACCCAATCCTGAGAATACACGTTCGTTCCAATAGACACCTCATTTGTGATCCGGTTTTCCATCAAATGAGCAATGAAGCCCAAATAATACATCCGAAAAGCAATAGAAAAGTCCATTGGTCCATTAGAGAAAACTCGTGTTTTCAATTGATTAACCTTTTCAATAGGTCGACGCTCATCTTTAAGAGTATCAACCCACATTACCGGTAATCTTTTTCCTTCACGAGCTGCGTTAATTCGTCGTATTACAGCTTGTTCAACTTCCTGATTGAGAATATAGTCTCCATCAGTTCCGAACCAGCCTTGTTTTCCTTTGGTTCCTTTCGTTCTATCCTTTATCCAAGGATACCCTGGGGAACTACTCCTATTGATCGAGCTCATGTATTCACTTTCTTGAGAACCGCAAATGGCCTCTTCATAAGTGAGCACATGCTTCAACTCCTCTCGCATACCTTTGAGCCAAACGGTCTTAGTTAGCTGATATGCTTCATCAATCAAGTCCTGGTCAATATATGGGGTGTCCATAGCACATTTCATTAGATTTCTGTGTTTCATATTGATAAGTTCACCATCAACAATTACATTTCGTAAATATGCTGGCTTCGTTTTAATATCAGAAATCTGACCATGAACCAATGATCGTCTTATTTCGGTTTTTCCTGGTTCGAATAAAGGTTCAGGAATTCTACCAACAGGCAACATTTTCAGAGCCGGAAGATCACAAAAAGTGAGTGCCTCAGGTCCGAACTCTTCACCGGTAGGCAAAATTGGGTCTTGTTTGGTAAAGTCAAGAGTTTCATCTAAGTCAATTTGTATTTGCATTTCGACTGAAATTTTACTCAATCCTCTCTCAAGGTCCTTTTGGGTAATAGATTCTGCATAAGCTTTTCCATTAGCATCTCCAGCAACATGAATTCCAGCAATTTTGCGGAGGACTTGTGTTTCGTTGATTACCAATGGGGCTCCACAGTCTCCATTCATTGTGGGCATGGTATACTCAAGCCCACGCCTAAGGATGTATTGTCCCTTAGATGCATCATTAAGAATGTATGGTTTGTCGTAAGCAGTCACTTTGTCACATTCAATTAGAGTTGACATGAATTGTTTCATTTTCTCTGAATAACGTAAGCAAGGTAATGTAACCTCACAGCGTTTGAACTTAGACATAGATTCTGCATTTTGGAAGTGTTTGACTAAATCTGAATGTTGACACACGAACTTGGGGAAAGAAAGAAGCGCTGCTTCCTTACTATCACCAACCGCATCAACAAGAGGTATTACTTTAATTTGGTTCCATGGTACGCGAAATACAACATCAAAAAGATTTCTGATTTCAATGACATCATCATCGTTCAAAAACCCAGTAAGATGTCCCGGAATAAGCATCACATTTGAACGGACAAACATTCCATTCAAAAGAGGTGTCACCTTTCCTGATTCACGCACCAAACAAATTTTGTATAAATTGGTTAAAATACGGTTTGAAATTAAACGTTGCGCTACTTGATCTTTCCACATTTGCATGCTAGCTTCAACTACATCATCACTCCCTTCAACAAATTTTGTTGCTGGTTTCTTCAAAGTTACAGCATCAGAACTAGCAAATGCTTCAATCACTTTCACAGTCTGTTTTTGTTTAGTTAAATTGTCAGCAGAACTGAAAGCTTCTACAATACGTGGCTTAGCGACAGCCTTAGTCACACAATCTGCAGAACTCACAGCCTCGATTACTATAGGTGATTTATTTTTAAAAGTGATAAGATCTCCTGAAGAAAGAGCTTCCACTCTTTTATCATCTCCCATTTCTACGTCGCGTTTAAGAAGAGTGTTAAGCTCACCAGAAACCAATTGATAAAATTCACGATCCAACCAAAAGAATGGTGTCCTGGTGATGCAAATAGTTTTACCAAATAATTGAGAGTGGGCTGTCAAGTGATGAAGGATGAAATTTGTAACCTTAGGAATTAACACTACGCGATGATTTGGTTTTAGCAAATCGGGCAAGTGCTTCTCAATCAATGAGGGACTCATTGATGAAACATCCAAGGTTTCTTCCATTTCCCAAAACCTGTTTTCGTCTCTATAGGGTATTATCAACACATATCCTGTGTTAATAAAATGTCGTTTCGTCGGGCTTTGCGATTTATCACGTTTGCATATCCATCTCCAGAAACCTACAATAGTAAGAATACCAAGTAAGGTTCCCAAGACTCCACATGCAATTGTCCAAGGATGTTCTTTGGCATAATTGACTGCATCCTCAACAAATTGGTTAAGAATCTTAACACCATTGTTGAAGGCACGCGTCAGATATGAAGTTCCAATCGCTACTTTATGGTAGAATTTAAGGGTCTTAATATACTCTACCATTTCGTCATAATCCATTAAAGATGCTTCAAATGAAACCTTATTCAGACTTGTTTTTACTCCATCAATAGTGTAAACTACTACGTCTGAAAAAGATTGGATCATCTCTGAAAGTTTGTCAGAAGGTATCAATTCCAAATCTTCATTTGGATTATCCACTTGCACTTCAACTTCCAAAGCATCTTCGAACTCTAATTCGGGGCATTTGTCATTTTGCTGTTTGTATCGGTTTATTCTCTTCTCTGCATAATCCATAAGGAATTCATTCATAGCAGCAGAGTTATTTCTGCATTTGATAGTTTCTTTATAACACATATCAAGAAAATCTTCATATTCAATATCAGTTTGGTATTTTTCTCCGGTTTCCGGATCCACCAAATCAATAAGATATGGTTCTGTACTTACAATCTGTCCAGTTCTGCGTTGTACTAAGTCCTTATCTAATCGTTGTACACTCATCCCTTTTGTTTTTGAATATCCCGACTTTGTAAACTCATCCTTATTGCGCACCTCAGCACATAGATCAACTCTACGTCTGAATGCATCAGGGAAAGTTAAAGAAGACACATTCTGCTCAAAAACATTAGAAGTCATAATGATCACTTTCGATGTAAACTTAGCTTTACGCTTGTCTTCAAGATGAGCCATATGTAGTGGATAAGGTGCAATATTTGCAGTTCTTATCAATTCCATAAACTCAGGGTTGGGATTACTTGAAGAATCTCTCATCTGTCCAAAATCATCATAGATAACCACATTCTGTCCTTGATAGTTATCCCAGAATTCTTGCTCAACATTTCTCATATAGATGTTCTTTGAGAAATTACGGGCTTCTTCTTTTGAGTCAACTAAACTATTATTGAGATCGACAGCCAAAGGCCAGGACATTCCAGATTTTCCTACTCCAGATTCGCCAAACAACCAAATAACAACTGGTTGTGTGCGAGGTTTGTTTCCGAAAGCTCCGGATGTATCTACAGCCTTAAAAACTTCTGTTAAATATCTCATATGGGTGTTAAAGCTAATAGTCAGTTTTGATGGTAAACGCAGTTCCGCAATATCACGAGCAATATCCAATCCACGTTTGTACATGTTTTCTACACGTGCAATTTCATGAATGTCCCTCATGATGTTTTCAACTATACTCTGTCCGTCAAATGAACCGTCACGAGTTATTTTATGTCCTACTAAATTTTTAACCTCAATGCACCAATCCTTATAACCTTGAACAAGAAGTTCTAATTCTTCTTGTCTTTTGAGTCCAAGGGTGGTGCAACCGAAATATTCAAGCATTTTAGTAATCTGTTCATGTAAAACGTTATTCAGGTCCATCACTCCTTTCATTGATCTTCCCAAATCTCCAGTTCTCTTAATCATAGCTTCAATTCCATCCTTTGTGGGTAATGTGTTTTTAAACACCACGGCCAACACAATGAAAATTCCTGCTACGATTATATTAGGTGTTAAAGCTTGAGAAAAATCCATATCACCTTGCATTTTGACATCTATAATTTCTTCCGTTGTGTTTTTAAGTTGTTGCACATAATACGGTACGGACAAGATCAATTCCTTAATTTTGTTCAAATTAATTTTAAGATGTTGTCCATATTTCTTTACCAAACGGAAAATTTCAACAGCAATGGATGCAAGTTTGCACGATGCTCGAGCGAATGTTACTTGTAACAAAGCACTCACCACATCTATGCATACATCCAAAACATTAATACTATTAAAGAAAGCTGCTTCACATCGTGAATAAGTGTTGCGGAATCCAGCAAGTGTTTCCTCAAGTTGAGGAATCAAATTATCTAAAATTCCGTTAGACTTATCCAAAGTATGATTAAATTTAAAAACAGTAGACTTCACAAGTTCCTTTTCTTCCTTCCAGTCGAAAATACCCTGCATAGTCACGTCAATCATATTTTTAATTTTGCGGGGTGTTGTTTGATGAGAACGTTCTTCATCCTTATTAACACGATCAATATGTTGTTGCATCTTAATTTCCTCATAAGAACGAGAAGTTTGTTTCTTTTTATATTGTCTTCTGCACGTTTCCTTATATGAGATAGGTCCAGGATTAGATTCTACATCACCGGATTGCATAAGCAATTCAATGATTTCTGTCCAGGAATTCGTCTTATATAGTTTATTCAAAAATCCAATGCGATACAACTCATACCAAAAATGTTTTGAAACATAAATGATAGGGGCTGTAGGCAGTCCTTTCCAATTCAATTGACATGGTTGATATTCAATATATTTCAGCACCAATCTAAACCAAATCTTTTCAAATTCAGAATCGATGAGTGCATCATATAAGTTTTCCTCATATTCACAATTGAGATCAAAATATTCAAGGTCCTTTGTACGATTATCATGGTCAATAATGGCTAAAATGAATCCAATGCAATTGACATCTTGATGTAAGATCTCAAATTCGCATATACTCAAATAAACCATTTTCAATATATGAGCGCGTTCAACTTGTTCAAGACTGTAAAATTCATTATCAGTCATTGTGACCGCCCTCATACTTGACAAGTAGGTAAGAGGTGCTGGTGTTTTATTCATTTTGTTTGTTTTGTAAGAAGTAAACATTTTGACAAATAAGTCCGGCTCCATTACCACTGCTCCGACACAGGAATAATAAAACTGCAGGTTAACTGCGACCTTACTGTGATATCCACCGAGACCCACAGATACTTTATAGAGAAATATAGAGGTTATTTACCGAAATACATGTCTTCAGCATAAATAACATATTTAAATTCTCTTAAGTATAGGTACTAATTTTATTACAATTCAAACTCCAAGAGGAGGAATTCTCAGGTAATGTATTTACTAGAATTTAAAGCCTCATGTCTTAACATAGAGCTAACTCGGCCCTCATCCTTTTCACGGGAATATTGGGAATCTACTAAACTTCGATTAAGTTAGTTACATTAAGTTTCATAGTCCTTAAGATTTGTGAGGTTAGACAGTCTCACACTGTTTGTCGTCAAGAAAAATCATAAACATTAGGCTAAATTGGTTTCGTCGACTAATATCGTGTTTTATTGTTGATACATAAATGCGTTTATGGTCGCCACCCAGCATGACCTTATATTCACCTTAGAAGGCAGGAGGTTTCCCTAGGGTTTTATCCACATGTCATGCACCCCCAGCATCATGGCTCAATTTATAATTGAAAACTTCATTTAATATCAAGTCGTATTAGGTTCTATCAATTAAATTGTTATCTATAATGTCTTGGCATCTTCCAGCTTCGAACTTACATACGATAACTGAAGTAGTATATTATTGTCTAGATTTATTTTACTAGAATCTGATATACCAGCAGGTCATTGTACGTAGGGTATTCC